TCTCCAACACCACCGCAAGCAACAACACTGCTGTTGGGTATAAGTCTCTTTATAATAACACTGCCGCAGATAACACTGCTGTTGGCTGGGAGGCAATGATTACCAACACCACTGGTACAACAAACACTGGTTTAGGTCGCCGTGCTTTATATGGAAACACTACAGGCTCAAGCAACACTGCGGTAGGTAACTTTGCAAATGGAGCAAATACTACAGGTAATTACAACGTAGCTGTGGGTCAACAATCACTTAACGCCAACACCACCGCCAGCGAAAACACAGCAGTTGGGTATCAGGCAGGTTATAATTCAAACACAACTGGCATTACTGCGTTAGGTGCATACGCAGGTCAAGACCACACTTCAGGTGCAGAATTAACGGCTCTTGGTTACTTTGCTGCCGCCGATAACACCACTGGCGCATACAATACCTCAGTTGGCGCAGGGTCTTTGCGCTTTAATACTACAGGCTCCAACAATACTATCTTGGGGTGGCAAGCACTGCATAACAACACCACCGCAAACAACAACACAGCAGTTGGGTATCGGTCACAGTACACAAATAGCACAGGCACTAACAATGTGTCTGTCGGCAAGCAAAGCCTTAATGACAATACAACAGGTAGTTCTAATACGGCAATTGGTGTAGAGGCACTTATTCAAAACACCACCGCATCCTTTAATACTGCTATTGGTTATCAAGCAGGGTATTCTAACGTAACAGGTGATGATCAAACATTTTTAGGTTACAAGGCAGGTACTAGTACAACGGGAACAGACAACACATTTGTAGGCGCAAGTTCGGGTGGGTCAGTAACCACAGGCTCTAAAAACACCATCCTTGGTAAATACAACGGCAACCAAGGCGGCTTGGACATCCGTGAATCAGACAACAACATCGTGCTGTCGGATGGGGATGGTAATCCAAGGGTTTATGTAAATAGCTCTGGTCAAGTTGCCCTTGGTGGGCCGACTATAGGAACAGGCTATCGGGCAACCATTAGCTCAACTCAAGCAGCTTTGCTTGGGGTAAGAAACTCATCTTCAGATGGCGATATGCTCGTAAACTTCACTTGGGATACATCAGGTTATTCTACACGATTTTATGTAGCCGCAAGTGGATTTGCCCCCAACTCAGCAGCTACCGCATTGAGTATTGGTCGAAGCAACAGCACAAACCGTTCAATCAACGCTTCTGGTTCAATTAACGCATCTGGTAATGACTATGCAGAATACATGGTTAAGGCTGATACCTCTGCAACAATTAACAAAGGTGATGTTTGCGGTATTGATGTAAACGGCAGACTTACAACTGTTTGGGCAGATGCAATATCATTTGTAGTTAAGTCAACTGACCCATCTTATGTTGGCGGTGACACTTGGTTTAATGATGAGGAACGTCCAAATAAAGATGAAGTAACTGCTGAAGAATATGCAGCATATGAGGCACGTTTGGAAGCAGCCCGTGCAACAGTAGATCGCATTGCATTCTCAGGTCAGGTTCCTGTGAATGTCACAGGCGCAACTGTTGGTGACTTCATAACCCCTGTTCAGAATGGCACAGGCATTACAGGACAAGCAATATCTTCACCTACACTAGAACAGTATATGTCAGCGGTAGGTAAAGTAATCGCAATAGAAGATGATGGTCGTGCAAAGATCATTGTCAAAGTCGCATAACATTAGTCAGAAAAGGAGAAAGACATGACTGATACACCAACTACAGAAGAAATCGCACAACACTACACAGCAATGGGTCACTCTGTTGACTTGCTAAACGCTGGGCAACCAGAGGACATGGAAGATGCTGATTGGACAGACACAGTTGCTCGTAATGTCGAGCATCTGGAAATCATGGTAGCCAAAGACTTCTGGACTACAGAAGATATGACTGCCGCCAATGCTGCAATCGCAGCCAACTCGTAACTCAAACTTAAAGGAGACTGTCATGAGTAAAAATGAAAAGAACCTCATCACTGTCAACGACATCGAATACAACATCGAAGACATGACTGACGCACAGAAGACTATGTTGAACCACATCAATGATCTGGATCGTAAGCTAGGGTCTGCGCAATTTAACTTGGATCAGCTTAACGTGGGCCGAGACGCCTTTGTTAAAATGCTTGCTGAATCATTAGAAGCGCCAGAACAAAAAGAAGAAGCTGCTGCATAAGTATGGCTACTGCACAGGAAATAAGAGAAGCTGCTGAACGCAGTCTTGTTACATTTATCAAACTTGTAGCACCTCAACGTGTACTAGGAAATTGTCACGAAGATGTGTGTAAGTGGTGGACCAGACAAGAAGCTAAAACTCATCAGTTACTCTTATTTCCTCGTGACCACGGTAAGTCAGCTATGGTAGCTTATAGAGTAGCTTGGGAGTTAACTAAGAACCCCACCCTACGGGTACTTTACATCTCAGCTACATCTAACCTAGCTCAGAAACAGCTATCGTTTATTAAGAACATCTTTGAGTCAGACATACACCAGAAGTACTGGCCTGAACATCTAAACAAAGATGAGAGTAAACGAGAGAAGTGGACTACATCTGAGATTGCTCTGGATCACCCAGACCGTAAGAAGGAAGCCATACGTGACCCTTCTATATTTACTGGTGGTCTCACTACTTCCCTTACTGGGATGCACTGTGACATTGCAGTTCTTGATGATGTTGTGGTATTTGAAAATGCGTACACTGGGGAAGGTCGTAACAAAGTTAAATCCCAGTACTCTTTGCTATCATCTATTGAGGGTAGTGAAGCTAGAGAATGGGTAGTAGGTACACGTTACCATCCTAAGGACTTGTACTCTGATCTGATGGGTATGGAAGAAGACATATACACAGACAAGGGTGAGTTAACAGGTAAAGAGAGTATCTACGAAGTAATGGAAAAAGCAGTAGAGGATAACGGTGATGGCACTGGTGACTTTCTCTGGCCTCGACAGCTTCGCAAAGATGGTAAGATGTTTGGTTTCGATATTAAAATCCTAGCCAAGAAACGTGGGCAGTACCTAGACCGTGTACAGTTTCGTGCTCAGTACTACAATGACCCGACTGATCCTGATACTCAACCTATTGCTTATGAAAAGTTCCAGTACTATGAACGTAAACATCTTAGCCGTGACAATGGGCAATGGCACTACCAAGGACGTAAACTAAATGTTAGTGCAGCTGTGGACTTTGCTTACAGTGTCAGTAAGCGTTCCGACTACACTGCCATTGTCGTCATTGGAGTGGACTATGAAAATAACGTATATGTTTTAGACATTGATCGTTTTAAAACAGACAAGATTTCTGAGTACTTCCGGCACATCCTTGACCTCCTTAATCGCTGGGACTTCAGGAAACTACGAGCTGAATGTACTGCTGCTCAGTCAGCTATTGTATCTGAACTAAAAGATAACTACATTAAACCTAACGGTCTAGCTTTAAAGATTGATGAGCATAGACCAAACAGGCATCAAGGTTCCAAAGAAGAACGGATTGCTGCTACTCTTGAGCCACGATACGACAACTTACAGATGTACCATTACCGTGGTGGTAACTGTCAAGTGTTAGAAGAAGAACTTGTGTCACATAACCCAGCACACGATGACTGTAAAGACTGTTTAGCAGCAGCAGTTGAGGTGGCAGTCAAGCCAAGTATGTCTGTAAGAAAAATAAGAAGTCAAGAAAACAATGTAGTATTCCACCCCAAATTCGGTGGTGTAGCTTTTTAGCAGTTGACAAAGAAATTAAGGTGTGGTATTATTATCACATAGCTAGGACTAGGAGTCATTATGGCTGGCACGACTATTGACATTGAAAGCATTATTGACCCACACGCCTTAGCTGTGGACATCTCTAATCGCTGGTCATCTTGGAATAACTCTCGTTCTGAAAAGATTGAAGAGTGGAAAGAGTTGCGTAACTACGTTTATGCTACAGACACTCGTACCACAAGCAACAGCAAGTTGCCTTGGTCTAACTCTACAACTACTCCAAAGCTAACACAGATTGCTGATAACTTACATGCTAACTACTTTGCTGCTTTGTTTCCACAGAAGCGTTGGTTTCGTTTTGAGGCTACAGATTCTGATTCAGATGTTAAGATTAAACGTGACATCATTCAAGCCTACATGCAAAACAAGCTACGTCAGTCTGACTTCGTAAATACTACAAGTAAACTTATTAACGACTACATCCAGTATGGTAACTGTTTTGCTACAGTAGACTATCAACGTAAGGTGACAGAGTTCGAGGATGGAGATCGGGTTGTCAATTACGTTGGCCCCAAGCTAGTTCGTATCTCTCCTTTTGATATTTGTTTTAACCCTATTGCTGCTGAGTTTGCTGACACACCTAAGATTATTCGTTCTGTCTTAACCTTAGGTGAAGTTCAACGTATGGTTGAGAACACACCTGACAAGGATTACATGGCTGACATCTTTGACAAGATGCTAGGCAATCGTGGTGCAGCTAAAGGTAACGACATTGATGTAAACAAGTCGGAAGGCTTTACAGCTGATGGGTTTGACAACTTAACTGATTACTATGAGTCAGATTACGTAGAGATTCTTACTTTCTACGGTGACATCTACGACACAGGTACTGGTAAGTTTATGAACAACCGTATCATCACCATTGTAGATCGTGCTTACGTTTTGTCAAACGAGGAGAACCCTAGCTTCTTAGGTCGTGACCCTATCTTCCATGTAGGCTGGCGTGATCGTCCTGACAACCTTTACAGCATGGGTCCACTAGACAATCTTGTAGGTATGCAGTACCGCATTGACCACCTAGAGAATCTCAAGGCAGACGTATTCGATCAGATTGCTTATCCTGTATTGAAGATACGTGGTGACGTAGAGGACTTTGACTTTGAACCTAATGCTCGTATTTACTTGGGTGATGAAGGCGATGTAGGTTATCTCGTACCTGACTCAACTGCCTTGAATGCTGACTTCCAGATTAGAGAGTTGGAAGCTAAGATGGAGATGATGGCTGGTGCTCCTCGTGAGGCTATGGGTATCCGTAGTGCTGGTGAAAAGACAGCCTTTGAAGTTAACCAGTTGATGACAGCCGCTGGCCGTATCTTCCAACACAAGACTGCTCACTTTGAACGTGTGTTCCTTGAGCCTATCTTGAATGCTATGCTTGAAGTGGCTCGTCGTAATATGGACTACGAAGACACAGCCAAGGTTCTAAACGAGGATACAGGGCTTTACTTCTTTACTCAGATTACTCGTGATGACATCAAGGCTAACGGTAAGATTATTCCGATGGGTGCTCGTCACTTTGCTGAACGTGCTCAAAGAGTGCAGAGCCTTACAACGATGTACCAGATCAAGGCATCTGATCCTAGTATCGGGTCTCACCTGTCAGGTAAAGAGTTTGCTCGTTTGCTTGCAGATGAGTTAGGTGAACCAGCCTTGTTTGGTGAGAACATTGCAGTGTCTGAACAGCTGGAGACACAGAAGGTTGTCACAGAGGCTCAGGTCGAGTTTGAAGCAGAGCAAGAGGAAAAGGCTGAACAAGGTATGCAGGAACTAGAACCTGCCCCTGAGCAAGCCCTAGAGGAGCCTATTGAATGAAGGCAGCTTGGTTTAAAGACTGCAAGAGTAAGAAAGAAAAAGAGGCAGTAAGTCAGGTTCTCCACTCAAACAGAGAGAGTTTAGACCGCCTTAAAGAAATCCTAGAGCCTATGCTAAAGGATACTACCCCTGCCGCAGACTATGACTCACCATCGTGGGCATACAAGCAAGCAGATCGCAACGGGTTCAATCGAGCAGTGACCACTGTGTTGGACCTTATTAACTTAGACAAGGATTAACAATGAGTGTATTTTCTGAGGAGCAGGTGACCCCCGCAACACAGAGTGAACAAGTATCAGCCTTTGAAGAGCCAACCAGCCCTTCAGTCTTAGGTGATCTTGTGGGAGAAGGACGTAAGTTCAATGATGTAGAGGCGTTAGCAAAGGGCAAGCTGGAAGCAGATAAGTTTATCGAACAGATGAAACAAGAAAATGCTGCTTTAAAAGCTGACCTAGAAAAACAAGCCTACAAACTTGGAGTTACTAATAAGATGGAAGAAATGGCCTCGGAATCCACAACCGAACTTCTTGACCCCAACAACAATACTAGTGGCACTTCGAATACAGCTAACACCCAGCCCACTTCGAGTGAAGCAAACATTGAGAGCCTAGTTGA